AGTAACATAGACGTCACCCCAGTCAGGTTGGTTAGTGACGCGACAGTTAGAACGCAAAGAAGAAGTATGTAGGCGGGTATCAGACAGAGGGTTTGCAGGAACAATCTCAAGCAAAGAAGGATCTTCATTATAACTCTCAAACTTTACATTGTTAAAATCAATTATGTCATCAATAAACCAATATGTATTTGTAAGTGGTAACACCTGATTATTTTTTGCGCTTTGTCGATGAAAGGTTACATGTACTTTACATCCCAAAACTTTCGAAAGATCATTCGAAACAGTCGACTCAATCAACACCTTCGCCATTTGAGGAGTAGAGGAAATGCGAACCATGTTAAAGGAGTTTAGATACAACTTAAGTGATTTAGACTCTACAATACTATGTGAACTTGAACTGTAATCAATTTTTAGTAGGCCTGAAAGAGGATATCCCGAATCCAACAATGTAGAAAACTCATAGCAATTCCATGCATCTACACCTACAAATGGAAGATTGTTATCATCGATGTTATACTGTGTACGATTTAGCTTTCGAGGAACTGCAACTAATAAAGATGCATCGATGAAATCTGGTGTAATATAAGGTTTTACAATTGAACCATCACCTGCCTTTCCGAGGTGTACTGATGCAATGTCTTCGATTGTGTTCATTTAAATAAATCCTCCAACGATGCATGATTTTCTTCACGCAAGATTCTTTTACTTTTTACACTTGACTTCGCTGAGTTCATCCATGACTTCATAAGGTTTTCATCAGTGATACGAAGCAAGGCACCTATGTGTTGATTCTTAATGATCTCCTCATCAAGGACAGCATCAATACAACCAATGAAGTTATCTATTTGAAAATAAGTATGCATCACCTTAGCCAAAAATGCAATAATCATTTTTTCATCAGGTAAGTTTATCCCCGCTTCTTTTACCGTAGAATACTTCCAGTCACGCTTGCCATCACCCAGTATGATATTTAAAAACTCACCCTCTGTAACTTTACTTGAAAGAAAACTATTGAATAGCTGATACACATTCTTAAAGTGTGCTTCTGCCTTAGGTGTACGAACACTCCCCAAAGGTCTGCATGTTCCGTTAACCTTTAGTAATCCATAGTCAAATGTAGATGTATGAGATGAGCTGTCATAAGATATCTTCTCGAAAGTATTTAGATATCCCGACTTAGTCAAAAACAAAATGGGTCGCATTCTTGAAATACTGCCAACTCCCAGAATGTGCAAATGTTTTTTGATATTATCATGGCAGACATCTGTAATGCGTTTTGCTCCTCGAAGCATCTCTATCGACTCGAGTTCACCGTTGCCCATACAGGTATCTGCAATCGCCATTCCACTGATATAGTCATAGTCATCATCTTCTAACTCACCCACAATGCGGTCATAGAATACCATCATGTCATCTGAGTTATTTCCCTGAATGATGGGGATAACTTTAGTCTTTGCACCTAAAGATTTAAATGCTTCGATTTGTTCTTTGATATTTCTGCCTGTCTCAGAACCTTTATCTGCATGTAGAGATGACTTAAAAATCTTATTACCCACATTTGATCTTTCGTTTCGTGTGCGCGTGATACTAAAAGATCCCAATGCAATTTCATCAAAACACATTGCATAGTCTGCTGCAGTTTGTGTTTTATAAATTTCTTGCTTTATCTGAGGTGTGATTGACTTACCTGCTGTTACAATCTGCAATCCTCCTGAGTCTGCGTAAAGTTTGGATGCACCCAAGTTATCAAGCGCACTAAACCTATCCGTAAATGCAGACTCCGTATAGGCATTGAACAAAGTTGCAATAGTTGGGTTAGTATTCTTTGATTTTTTCTTGATGCTTGCATTTACACTTTGCATCAGTTCAAGCAAACTTTGCTTTAATAATTCTCGATGGTTGTCATATACATGGTTTGTAAATACCCCCATCATACCGCAAGCGGATATGACATATTCAAGATTGAGTTTCTTCATCGTTTGTTAACCAGGTTCATAAATTCAGAACGAACCGCTGGGTCATACTTGAAGTCCCCGCCCAACTTACTTGTAATCGTCGATGAACCTACATCTTCTACACCTCGAGACTTTACACAATAATGCTGTGCATCAATAACTACAGCGATGTTATCTGTTTCAAGAATGTATTGAAGTGCGTGATAGATTTGTTCTGTAAGTCGTTCTTGAATCTGTGGTCGCTTTGAAAAGTATTCAACAACACGATTGATTTTGCTTAGGCCCAATACCTTTACATTTGGAATATATGCGACTGTTGCCTTACCATCAATCACTACAAAGTGATGTTCACAGTTAGATTGTACATTGATGTTTCGTTCAACAACCATCTCATCATACTTCATCTTGTTATCGACAGTTGTGCACTTAGGAAACGCTTCGGGATCAAGACCCCAAAAGATTTCATTTACAAACATCTTTGCAACACGATTGGGTGTTTCTCGTAAAGAATCATCTGTAAGATCAAGACCTAAGACATTCATAATAAAATTAAAATGTTTCTCAATCTCTGCGATCTTATCTTTACGATCCATACCACTTTGCCACATGGGAGTTTCTACACCCATCTTTACAAGATGTTCATGGACTTTTTGACCCAATACAGGATCTGTTTTAGTTTTGTTGTATGACATATTATCCTTCCTTACACGGATATGATTAGGTACCCCATGCGTTTTTAAACAGGGGAACTTGAAGTCGGTCGGAATAGCGCCAGCCGCGTGCCATCGCCATCTCTGCAACCTTCCTATTATTTAGCGAATACACAAACTCTACACCACCAACAGGCATGATGTAAATAGGACCTTTAAACCCATGCTGCTGATATAATTGTACAGCTTTTTCTGCCTCTTGTACATCATCTTCTGTTGCAACGACAAACTTTAAATATGTATACCCGACAGATTGATATTGAGCAATCACATCAGGACGAATAGCATCTTCCCATTTTTCTCCACTAACACTTAGTTTAGGACTAACTGAAAAAGTAAGTTGTCTATAATTTCGAATGTCTCCCACCCACTCATCTTTTAAATACCTTATGAACTCAGAAGTTAAATGTTGTGTGCCATTAGTTTCAAAAGTCAATTCTTTTAAAGATTGCATTTGAACTAATTCAAGCAGTTCGGGGTATGCACGCTGCCATCCCAACAAAGGTTCACCTCCCGTAATGACTAGGTGTTCTTCTCGCCATTCTTTGTGTGGGAGGAGATCAATGATTGCGTCTGAGAGTGCCTTTGTTTCAAGCAATGGCGATAAATGCTTAAAGTTGGGATCCCAACTAGCATAAGAATCGCAACCGGTAGAAACCAAAGGTAAATCTCGATATTGTTTATACTGGCTTGCAGAACCTGCAACCAAATGTCGTTCATTTGATATTTGCCCCTTCGGCATGCCGAAGCCGCCGCAAGTAAAGTTACAACCAAAGGTACGAAGGAATACGCTGGGGACTCCCATGTACCTACCCTCACCTTGTATCGAATAAAATAGTTCGCTGACTTTGATTTTTTGCATAGTCACTCCTAAGATAGGTATATGATATAGAAGTATTTAGCAAAAATCAATCGTCAAAGTCAAGTTTTGCTGTTATTTCTTCCGCGAGTTTTGCACTTTTCTGAGAAATCGGCATTGCCCTACGCTCAGGGTCAATGTAATCAACTTGTTTTCTGATGTAGTCAATAAACTGTGTACTAAACTCACTTGACTCACTTTCCTGTGTAATAATTTCTTCAATGTTGATATTTTCCAACATCTTATACTTTGTTGCTTGTTGTTTCTTTTCTTTCTGAATACGACGAATGAAAGCGAAATAAACTATCTGTGTGTAGTATGCAAAGGGGTTGGCAGACTTAGTAGGATCGAACTTTTCTGCGGCGACTAAACAATTCTCAATCGCATCAGACACCATATCATCTCGAAATGAATAGTTTATAAAGTTACCTTTGTATGCAAGGTGATTTGCAATTTTGATAAAACATTCACCAATATAGTTTGGCAAAATAGGTTTTTCTTTTCCCTCTGCAACTGCATTGACACATGCTTGCTTATGATCTAAAAGTGCTTGTAGAAACTTTTCATTGTCAACATAATGTGTAGATTTTTTCATTTTAGTGATACCATTTCTTTGCGTCTTGTGTTTGAGTTAAAACTTCTTCAACAATTTCTTCTATTACATCTTGGTCATCATCTTCTTCATCTGATATTTCTTCTGCTCCACCTTCTTGTAATACTTGTTGTCCATTAGGGTCAGTGATGTAATCAATATACTTCTCGATGAAAAATTCTTTCAAGTCACCTATGAATACAACATTTTGTATTGGTATGAATGATGTTGTAGTCTCTGAAAACGGAGCCCATGTTTGCATGATGTACTTTTCAATTATGTTTCCATTATGAGGAATCTTAAACGAAAATATCTGTATGGGATCAATTACCTCAAGAAATTTTAATTTCTCTAACTCGTCAAAGTCCGAGAAGGTAGTGCACATAATATTTTCGCCGTTCGTTAACTTAACAAAAACATATCGTGCATCACAAGTCTCTTCTGTTTTTTCAGTCATTTAGAGGCACCTTTACTAGTGAGTAGTTAAAAGACTCCTCATTGTATATCTTTATTCTTTCAACCATGTGCTGTAGCGTAAAGTTCTTTTTCTTCTTCCAACTTAAGTCATCACCTATATCGTAGAGATTGCATGTCTCTTTTGTTTCAGATACACGCAATCCGCGACCTATTGATTGAAGATTACGAATGCGTGACTTCGAAGGTGAGGCAAAAATAATGTTATGTAGGTTACGAATATTTACCCCCGCAGAATATGTCCCATATGAAGCTACAATAATAGCATCATTTTCTTTTTCTGTCAATGCTCGAACCTGCTCACGCTGTTGAGTGTCTGTGCCTCCATAAACAAAGAACACCTTTCGATTGGGTGCTTTTTCAAGAATCATATCATACAAAGTCTTGCCATGCTTCTCGACATACTGAAACAACACCAGAGTGTTACCCTTACTGTTGATGGCGAGGTTTCGAATAAACTTATTTCTTCCTGCATGTGTTACAAGAAAGTCCATCTCTTGTTGATAGTCAAGTGCCCTCGCTTGTTTTCTTGTTTCTTCACTATACTCGAGTATCAGACAATATATTTTTAACTCTGCGAGTTGTTTGTTTTGTATCAGAGCCTTAGTGGTTGTTACCTTGTAAACTGATCCAAATAAACCTTCAAGAACAAGTTTGTGAGTTTGTGATCCGTCTAATGTGCCTGTGGTTCCTATACGAAAGCGTGTGTTAACACATCTATTCATAATTGCAGACAATGACTTTGCTTTAAATAAGTGTGCCTCATCGCCGTAGATAACATCAAATTTTTCAAAGAAACTCTTAGGCATCTTATACAATGATTGCCATGTTGATATGGTCACGGCAAAGTCGTTAATCTTTTCTGCACCTGAGTAGATTCGATGGCAATACTTATCATACTCCCAATCATTACTTGATGAGTAATCTGCAAAGTCTGTGTAAAGTTGCTCTACAAGTGATGTGGTGGGGACTATGATGAGTTGTTTTCTATGTTTCTCAAAGTGCCATCGCATCAATGAATAAATGATAAGTGACTTACCTGAACCCGTAGGTGATAGAAGAAGTTTTCTTCCCGAGTCAAGCGCCTTATGTATAGCATCGATTTGATAATCACGAATCTCAATGGGTTTTTGTTGACTCGCTAACTGAAGAGATAAACAGAAGCTTCTGACCTCCTCAGGGGTGCATCTCTCACCGACATGTTCATACTTAGATAAGTCAACACTATAGCCATTATTAAGAGCAAAGTTCTCAATATAGTCCACCAATCCCACATACACTTCCCCTGTCATGTATGAGAAAAGACGTATTTTGCCATCCCACATTCTATTACGATAAAGAGGATTAAACTTCGCGCCAGGAACTTCAAATGTAAAATGTTCACTCAACTCCTGGCGTATACCTGGCTCACAATCAACTACTAAATACACCTCATCCTTCTTTCTTATGCGAATATCAGATTGATCCATTTGACCACTTCAGCCATTCAATTGCATTCTTAATATCCCATGTGCGTGAATTCAATGAGCGAATGATCTGTTCAAGTTGATATAAAACAGTTTTGAAATATTCAATCTTATCTTGAAGATCAATCAGATCAGAATCAAAAGACAAAAACTCATCCATTTCATTCTTCAGTGGCTTATTACCTTGCCATTGATTCCACCCTTCATCTTCAAGTTCATCTCGACTCATTTCACCTCGATAGTATCTAAACTTCTTACGCCTCATGTTTGCGTACTCAGACTCTGCCTTACGCAAATTTAGTTTAGTCGATGTAAGAAGATTTAAATACTTTGCATGAAGAATAGGAATGCGAGTTGCCTCGCCTCCCAAGTTCATTTCATCGATAGGTGAATCTTTTTCCCATTGGTTTTGCAGATCACTTAGTTTCATTGTGCCTTTTCAAATATAATAGTTGGATTACCTTGGAAAGGAATCGTTCCATAATGATTCAAACTAATATTGGGATCCAACCATACCTGACCTCCCAGGTCCTGCCAACGGCGACAGAATGTGTAATCCTCAGACAAATATCGCTTGGATGATTGTTCAATAATAGTATCAAAGAATGCATATGTAAATTTATCAAGTTCTTTATCTACATTAATGTCATTGTTATATTGCAGATCAGGGTACGCTTTCATCATTGAATCAAACACACTTCGCTTGATTAGCATGAATCCTGTGCCTGCATCTTTCAATGAAACTAACCCATCTTGAACTTCAATTGAGCGTGTTTTAATATCCTTAAAGTTGAAGTTGATTGCATACTCACTACCTGCTGCCGATAGATCACCTTCATTGTTTGCAAGGACATGTTTCTTAACCATATCCCAGTTAATACCCTTCTTAGGATATGCACCGACTGCAATGTCTTTATCTGCGGCAATAAGGCGAACGATATCTTCAACCTTAAACTCAATGTCTGCATCGATAAACATCAGATGTGTGCAGTCAGATCGAAGGAAGAATGCAGTGAGTGTGTTTCGTGCTCGAGGAACAAGCGACTCATTAGCAATTGTTCCAAACTGCAAAGGAATGCCATGTTTATCAAAAAAGAAAACTAATCGAAGAATGCTTTTAAAGTATGGTTCAGTTAGTGCGCCGCCATAGCATGGTGTAGCAATGAATAGTTTTGTTTTTTGCAAATCTGAAACGGGAATGCTTCTTTGCACCGCAGTTGGTGCTGCTTGTTCACTCATAATTAACTCCAAGATGTTAAAGTGTTGTTACTTCAAATGATTGATATTTGAAAGTCGCTCCACAGACAAGATACTGAATATTATCAACTGTAGTGTCAAATGACAATGGTGATAAGTTAGTAGGAAATAGTTGTTGAAATTTTATCTCTACCTTAGGAAGGTTAGATGAGTTTAGAATAAAAAGTGATGCATCAGAATAGTTTGCAGATTGTGATTTTGCATTATCTTTTGTTGCACCAGGATATCTATTCAATCTTTTATTTATAAAGGAAGTATAAACCGCGTCATCATATTGCGATAATCCGATAATCCAATTGTATAATTCTTTGTAATTTTGCATATTCTCTGAAACAATAAAACTCAAACTAAAATCACCAAACTCAGGTTTGTGGTCAGGTATCTTAAGATCAATAGAGGGATATCCCACTTGAATAAACCCTACACCAACTGTGGGAAGAGTAACTTCCTGACAAGTGTATGCAACATTAGGCAAATCTTTTATAACAAATCTGAACCCGTTAGGTTTCAAATAGTCATAAGTAGATGGTTGACTATTGTTGTAGTTGTTCGCTAAATCTGATGAACCCTGAATATACAATATTTTTCTCCATTATGCAATATTTATAATATAAAAAAAGGGGGACCGAAGTCCCCCAAATCCCGATCTTGCGCCGGGTTAATTACATAAGATTCAGAACACCTGTCTTACGATAGTACTGGTTGCGACCCGCGGTAAAGTTATCACCGTCAGCAGCCGTCGAGGACGCATTGGGTGTAACATACGGATTAGCAATCATGCCATACCGTGTCTTGAAGCCAATCTTCGGCTGGAAGGTATTCGGATCGACCGCACGAACCATCTGGAGAGGCACATACGGGCAATAGAACAGACCAGCATCATAGGGTGACGCACCCTTATAACCGACCACATAGAACTGATACTGCGCGCCAAGGTTGGCCGAGTACGGATCCACATAGACGCGGAAGCGACCATTCAAAATACCTGCGAAGGTGTTGCCCGTGTCATCAACATTGAGACCTGTCGAAAGCGCGGGGGCGTAGTCAAGAACACCAGCCATCGCAAGAGCAGAAGCAACATCCGCCGAGCAGATCACAAAGTTACCTTTGCCGCGACGAGTGTCTTGAGCGATGTGATTAGCATCACGCTCCATGTTGAAGAGAAGGCCCTTGAAGCGCTCAACCGACCAACGACCATTGGAGTCGATATCCAAGTCAAAGGTACCTGCGGTCGCAGTGGCGGGGGAACCCGTCTTCGCAACTTTGTAAATGGTACGAATAACTTCACGGTTGATTTCAAACATGATTTCTTGCGAAAGAATGTTCGAAAGCTCCGACTCAGCATCAAGACCATGCACTGCCTTAAGGTCCTGCGCGAGTTCGACCGTGTATTCTGCTTTCAGAGCACGGCTTTTCGCAGTCACGGTTGTTTTGTCGATACTGAAAGACATTTGACCGAAGTCATAGTTGGTCGTACCGAGTTGTTCCGCCCAAGCGGTCACATTCGCAGTACCTGTCGTGTAAGCACCATTAACCGGATTCGTACCAGTGTGTGTGCCTGTACCCGAAAAGTCGGTATCAGCTTCGTTATAGAGCGCCTCAACACGGCCACCAGCGTTAGAACGCTCAGTACCATAGAGAGAACGCATTGCGAAGATAAGACCAGTCGGACCAGTCATGGGCTGAACGCCAGCAACATCATACGCCATAAGATTAGGCATTGCACGACGAACGAGACCAATAAGAATGGGATCATACTTATCGATACCGGTGCCAGAAATATTGTTAGCGGGAATGTCTTCGAAAAGGGCTTGACGCTCTTCACGAAGGGCTTTTTCTTGATTCTCAAGAAGAACTGCGGTAACAGCTTTCTTGTAGGAATCTTTGATCTCGGGAAGATCGGAGTGCTCGATAATAGCGCCCCATTTCTTCTGCAGTTGTTCGGTCATATACATCTTTGAAATCTCCTTAATGGATTATACTTTTATTTATAAATTAACGTGCTTTGATGGCTTTTGAAAGAGCCTGAACGTATTTTGACATAGCATCATTTGACTGTTGAACAGGGGCTTCTTCATTAAGAAGTTGTTCTTCAGGGGATGACTTTTGAGCTTTGGGGAAATAATTTTCCTTAATAACCTTTACCTTCTCACGGAATAACTCATCGTTGTCAAATTGAACACCCTCAACTAGCTTCTTCAGTTTTTCAGATTCTGTGTCTGCTAGGTCACCGCTCATTTCACTTAACACAATAGCTTTCTTGAGATTGGAAAGCTCTTCTGTAAGTTCAATGTTCTTATTTAATGTTTCGTTAAGTTTTTGTTCAACTTCTTCATTGGTTGTCTGAAGTTGTTCAACAACATCAACTTTTTCTTCGGGCACTTCAATGTAGTGCTCTTGGAACAATGTCCTAAGGCCCGCCATAAAGTCTTCTGCAATCTCAGTGCGAAGTCCGCCCTCAACTGCAAGTTGGTTCTCTTGCATCCACTGTTCGACAACATAGTTCATAAACGAATCAACTTTGTCGATAAGGCCTTCAGTCAATTCTTCTAACTTAGCTTGACTTTGCTCTTCTAATTTGACAGTGACTTTTTCCATTTCTTCATTCACGCGCGCGATGACAGCGGCTTCGAAGATCGCAGTGGCTTTGTTACGGAAATCTTCAGAAAGGTCATCGCCAAAAATAGCAGAAAGTTGTTCTTTAAGAGATGGAGCTTCT